GGGGCGAGGGACAACATCGTCGCCCGCATCTCGACCAGGGCCTTATCAGCCTTCGACGACGACTGCTGCACGCTCCCGGCCGCCGTCGCGAAACGGCCGTGCATGTCGCGGAGCCGCCCGTCGACGTCCCGGAATCCGGCCGCTGTACGGTCGTCGACCCGGACTGTGATCGTCACGTCGTCAGACATCGCTCACCTCCCCTCCTGGCTCCTCGGGTGCTGTGCCGAGCCGCTCGATCGCGATCAGGCGCAGTAGGTCCGTGTCCTCCTCGTACAGCTGGCTGGGTAGGCACTTGAACCGTTCGCACAGTCCGAGGACCCACCGCGCCCGTTTCAGCTCGCGAGGCTCTCGGACAGGGGTTCCATCGGAATCGACGGCGCCGGGGACGGTTCGCCAGAGGTCGAGCTCTCGGGCAAAGGGTCGGCGTTGTGGACCCCCGTGAGGGTCTTGATCCATGCGTTGTTCATGGCCACGACCAGGTCGTGGTCCACCGACAGGATGCCCTCCTCGGTGGGCGGGACCGGTTCCCCGGTGTCCTCGTTTTCGAGGTTCCAGCTCACGAGGTGACTGATGAAGTTCTTCAGGGAGCCGGCGTCCCCGTCTCCGTCGCCGCCGTCGAGGCCGGTTGCCTCCATGTACTCGCCGAGGGACATGCCGCGCACCCTGGCCTCGGCACCGTGGTGTTCGTGGCCCGGGGCGAAGGCGATGGTGTAGGTCTTGACCTTGGTCTTGTAACCCATGTGCGTGTGCCTCTCAAGCCCAGGTCGGAACGGTGCCGTCAGCGAGGACGCCGGGGACCGATGCGGTGAGCTCGCCGCTGTTGGACCGCTGGAGCGGGTAGTCGGTGAAGAGCACTTCGTTCGCCAGCGTCTTGCCAGCGACGGTGAGCGTCGTGGTCCGGGCGACGGAGGTGCTGGGGACGGTCTTGAAAACGTCGTGCGCCTGGTTCGTCGCGAAGTTGGCCACGACGTTGAGCGTGATCGAAAAGTCGGCAAGCAGCAGGAGCCGCTCGATCGCGCTCTTGTCGATGCCCGTGATGTCCTGCACCGCGCGGGGGGTCGCGAACTGAAGGTTCGTGACGTCGTTGATGATCGTGCGGACGACGCCCGCCGCATCGTCCACGGAGCACACGCTCCAGCCGAGGCCACTCGTCTTCGCCATGGTGGGTTATCCCTTCTGCTTCAGGTCGATGAGGTGGCCCTGGTTCTCGGCCATGTCCTCCACCCAGTCCGCTGGGCGCGTGTGCTGCCGCTTCCGGCCAGTCGGGTTGCCCCGGTGGTCGCCATCGCGGACGAGGTAGATCTCCGGGCGGGTGCGGTGCTCCTCAAAGCACCGCTGGTGGGCCTCGAAGCGGAACACGGTCAGCCCGGCGTCCGTCTTCATCTCGCGGAACGTGCGCCGGGACTGGGTGCGGATGTACGCGGCCTGCTGCTGGCCGAGTTCGGTGCGCTCGTCGATGACGGAGTCCCAGCCGTTGAGCCACGCCGGACAGGCAACCTGCTCGCACGCGGCGACGACCGTGGTATCCATCGGCGCGGTGATGGAGTACGTCTGATAGAGGTGCGCCGGCATGTTCGGTTCGATACGCATCAGAAGGTCACCGCCACGTCGTTTCGGTTCACGGCCACCGCGAACGTGCACGAGGTGAATCCGCCGGACGTGGTGGTCACGGCGCGCAGGTAGCGGCGCACCGTCTGGTTCGACGCGGTCGCGATCCGCTGGACGCCGGGCGCGGAGGTGACCGCAGTGAACGTCATCCCCGCGACGTCCGCGAAGGAGACGTTGTCGGCGCTGTCCTGCACCTTGATCGTCACATCGGTGCCGGTGAACGCGAACACCTGGAGATAGCACTGCGCCCCGAACAACGCTTGCCCGTTGAACAGCGGAGAGCTGCCGAGACCGAAGTCCACGCCCGTCCCGTTCGTCGCGGCGACGTCGACGCGCTTGCCCGCGGTGAGGAGATAGCCCCACTCCATGCCGAACCCGTTGGCCTGCATGGACACCGAGAACGGGAAGGAGCCGTCCTGGCCGCGCTGCCCGTCGTAGTTGACCTGCTTCCCGACGATGTTCGCGGCCGGGCTCCCCAGTGTCGTACCGCGGCAGTACATGCTGTGCACGTCCGCCGTCGGCAGCGCCGCCAGCACCGGGTGGGACAGCGTCGGGTTGAACCATGCGGTCGCCTCCAGCCGGCCGTCACGCGCGCCGCCGATCCGCTCCATCGCGCCCTTGTCGATGCCTGTGGTCGTGAGCGGTGATGGGCCGCCGCCGATGTTGCCGATCGCGGTGAAGTCACCGCTGAGGTCGTTGCCCCCGATGTAGAGCGCGTCTCCAAGGCCGCCTGTTTTGGCCACCTATGCCACCTCATTCCAGACGTCGTTCAGGATCAGCGGGATGGTGAGCGTGGCCACCCGGTAAGTCGTCGAGTCGAGGCGCGTGTAGCCGAAGTCCGCGCTGATGGTCGCCCCGTACTCTCCGAGGAGATCCACCTCAGCGACACTGCCGCCCAACTGGAAGTCGCCGCAGTACGCGTTGAACAGCCCGCTCACCGCGCCCGTGACGGCGATGTCGACGTCGCCCTGCGGCTCCGTGTCAGCGGGCATGTACACCCGCCCGTTCAGCTCCAGCCGCACCGACACCGACGCGAGCCCCGACCTGGCCGGGACCGGCCGGACATTCTTCACCCACACCGCGTAGACCAGTCCGCTCCCCGGCGCGGATACAGGCTCGTGGTCGAGGACGTTCCCGAACAGGCCGAGGCCCTGCGCGTGCGACATAACCGCGCTGCGGTACGTGAGCAGGTCGAGGTCCACGGCGATCACATCCGTCCCGTGTACCGGCGCAGGAGCCGCTCACCGATGCCGACCTTGCGCGCGTTGAGCTTGTCCCGAGTGACAATCCAGTGGTCATAGCCGCGGAACTTGGTCACCGGGAAGTTCCTGGAGCCGACACCGGCGAGCCACGGCCCGTACACCACACGGCTGTCGGAGATCTTGTGGCCTTCGATGACCTTGCAGCGGGACTCGTAGTAGCCGGTCGGGTTGCGGAACACGCGGTGCATCTCGCCGCGCAGGATCGACAGGCCCTCTTCGGCGAGGTCGCGCTCCAACCGGTTGACGTACGCGTTCGCGGCGGCGCGGGCCCGCCCGTCGAAGAGGGGGCCGCGGCTGCTGGTGGAGACGTCAAGGAGCATGACTAGACCGCCCTCGTCCGAGCCTTGCGGCCGTGGCTGGTGTAGACGCGGTCGCGGAGATCCTTCAGCCCGCGGCCGCTGGCTTCCCGCTCGTTCTCCCCGGAGCCCGCGGTGCGCGCGTACCCGGAGCGGCCCTGAAGGAGATCCGTGAGGGCCTCCGCGACGCACAGTTGCCGGACGCTTCCGGGCGCATCCCAGCGGTACACGCTCGCCCCGTTGCTGTGAGCGGCCGCCGTCGTACCGAGGGCGCCACGGACCACGGTGAGGACGCGGGGTGCGTAGATCGCTGAGTCGGTGTGTGCGGCGAGGACGGTGCCGTCCCAGGCGCGGGTCACCGTAAGGAGGTTGCCTGCGATGTCGGTGATCAGCATCCGCTCGGAGTCGCGGAGGATGACCTCGCCGACCGCGTACGCGCTCCCGTTCGCTGCTCCGATGGATACGTCGTTGTTGGCCGCGGTCATTGAGTCGCCGAAGCCCTGCCCGGTGTCGAGCTGGGTGCGGCCGGTGACGATCATCCGCTCGTTGTCGACCCGGAGCAGGGAGCCGATACCGAGCGCCGCGGATGCGGGGCCGTCGACAGTGATGGTCGTCGCGCTCGCGGAAGCGATCTGCGCGGCAAGGGTGCCGGCCGCCGTCTCGTCGTTGCGGTAGCCAAACAGGCCCGTCACCACGATGTCCTGCTGGTAGGTGCTGCCCCCGCCGAACGATGCCGGGCCGCCGAGGTTGATCTCGATGCGCGTGTACGGGGGCTCTGCCTTGTCGTCGGCGCGCCGCAGGAGATAGTCCCCGGGGGCGATCGAGGTGCCGCCCGAGGTGAGGGAGGTGACGGAGATGAGTTCGTTCGCGTCGAGGCGCAGGATCCACGGGGTGGCCCCGGTCCGAGGCGGCCAGTCCATCTTGCGGGTGTCCTGCACCGGGTAGAACGTTCGGTGCGTCAGGCCCTCGACGGCCTCGGTCGCATCGGCCAGCGCGCGATCGATCCTCGCGTTGGAGCGTGCAGTTTCCTTCACGTCCAGCTCGGCCTTGATCTCCTCGCGGGTCGCATAGAACGGCGTGATCATCTCTCGTCACCTCCTCTCGGTGCCGTAGCGGTGGATGGGGTCAGGACTCGTCAGCAGCCGACGTACCGTCCGCCTGGCCGCCACCCGTCGAAGGGGCAGTAGAGCCCTTGTCCGTCGCCGCCTTCTTTGAGCGGCTCCCCGTCGTTCGGGCACGCGACGGGCTCGCGCTGTCGCTCGTCTCGGGCGAGCTGCT